AGGTTCCAGAAGATTACTACACCATCAGGTAGACAGTATGCTTTCCCTGATGTTAAACGTAATAAGAATGGTGGGGTATCACACTTCACTATGATTAAAAACTATCCTGTTCAAGGATTTGCTACGGGTGATGTTGTTCCTGTAGTGTTAATGGAGATGGAACGTAGGCTTATGCCATTACAATCTTGCTTGGTTAACACGGTGCATGACTCAACCGTAGTAGATGTACACCCTGATGAGGTGGAGCAAGTCATTGATATCATTACACAAATGAATGAAGGACTTAACCTACTTATCAAGGATGCATATGGTGTTGATGTCAACGTGCCACTATTATTAGAGGCAAAGATAGGGCCGAATTGGCTTGACACCAAAGACGTAGCATGATATAACTCCGACTCTTGTAACATTATAAAGGACTAATAAATGTCTAACGAACTAATAGCTGCACAAGGTATGTCTATCGCTGAGATGATGGGTATCCCTTCAAGTGGTGGGTCATCCTCATCATCTAACCTAGCACGTATCTCTGTGCTTAACGACCCTATCATGGGTGTCATTGATGTTAATGGCAAGAAGGTAAAGACTGAGGTAGTACCCGGCACAGCCATCAAGGTTGTACTAGGTGAAGATAATACTGTATACTGTGACAGTGTTAATGTACGTACCTATGCTATACGCCAGCGCTGGTCTAAGTGGGATCAGAACAATAGCACATTCATTAAGTCAGTCATGGCTAATGAACTTAAGTCTGACCTTAAGGATACAAATGGTGGCTTCAACTGTGGTCGCCCTGCAGGTTACATCCCTGACTATGCTAGCCTACCAGAAGCTACTAAGGTGGCCTACAATGCCATCAGACGTACACAGGTAGTGTTAGGTACAATGAAGCTTAACGGCCCTACAGACGATAAGGGAGAGCCTGTAGCAGGGCATGAAGAAACTTGGTATCCATTCGTCTATGAGATGAAGTCAAACGAATCTATCAAGGCAGTCAATGAAGCTAATGCTAAGGCTGCTAAGAAAGGCTTGAAGCCACTAGCATACTACTCAGTATGGAAAGGTGTTGATCGTACATCTGACAGTGGTAAAGCTTACGCTGTACTTGGTGCTTCAGTAGGTCAGGCCCATGACATCCTTGAGTCTGACATGGATACACTGCAAGACTTTGTTGCATGGGTTACTAATCAGAATGAGTATGTTCTTAACCAATGGGATGAAAAGAAGGTAGACAAGTTGTCATCAGAAGATGAAGGTCTTGTTGGTGGGTTCATTGACATTGAGGTAGCTAGCTAATGCATAGAGCAGAGATAGCCCTTCAACTATTCTTTCAGAAGGCTATAGCTGGTGAGACTACCATGACTGAAGAGGTGGCTGATAAGGTCGCCTCTGATGTCAAGGCTGCATTGTTCAAGCAGTTCAGTAGTGGTCCCCGTGATGCATTTAGATTACGTATGTCTAACATAGGTAAGCCTAAGTGTCAGCTATGGTTTGAGAAGAATGATCCATCAGATAAAATACCACTGCCACCTAACTTTGTAATGAACATGATGATAGGTGACATCACTGAGGCTGTATTCAAAGGGGTACTACGTGCAGCTAAGGTAGACTTCCAAGACAATGATGTTGTGTCGTTGGACTTGGGTGACTTAGGTAAGATCAAGGGTGAGTACGATATGATCCTTGATGATAAGGTAGATGATGTTAAGTCTGCATCACCATACTCTTATGACTCTAAGTTTGAAAGCCTTGATACACTACAGAAGAGTGACACATTCGGCTACATCAATCAGCTTGTAGGCTACGCTAAGGCTGCAGGTAAAGATGTAGGTGGGTGGTGGGTCATCAACAAAGCAACAGGGCACTACAAGTATGTCTCTGCTGAGGACGTTGATGTTGATGCAGTGATTGAGAACATTAAAGATACTGTAGACTACATCACTAATGACAAACCCTTTGAGCGTTGCTTTGAGCCAGTGCCTGAGTACTACCGTAAGTCAGCATCAGGTAACACCAAGCTAGGTATTGCATGTGGTTACTGTTCATTCAAACTTAAGTGTTGGCCTGAGTTGAAACAACTTGAGTCACGTGTATCACAGGCTAAGATTAAACCTACTGTAGACTACGTTCATATAGGAGATGACAATGGCTAAAGCGGTAACTAAACGCCGCCATGTCAAAGCTAAGTATCGCAGCGGTCTTGAAGATGGGATCGCTGTTTTACTATCTAAGCAACAGAGTAAAGTCAGGTATGAAGTACTTACAGTAGAGTGGGAAGACCTATCCTATCGTAAGTATACGCCTGACTTTCTGCTTGACAATGGCATCATCATTGAGGCTAAGGGGTTGTTTGATAGTGATGATAGACGTAAGCACCTTAAGGTTCAGGCACAACACCCTGAGTTAGATATAAGATTTGTGTTTAGTAACTCATCAGCTAAGCTATACAAAGGATCTACTACTACGTACTCTCAGTGGTGTAATAAGAATAACTTCATGTGGTCACATAGGATCATACCTCAATCCTGGTTAGAGGAACAAGGTGAGTGCATGAAGGAGATGATCATTAAGTTTAAAGGAGTTAGAAAGATATGACTATAGAACTTGATGACGATGTATATGTCCTACAGTTTAAACCTATCAAAGATTATGAAGGTAAACTTACAGGGGAGTTTGATATATCCTGCTTAACATCTAAAGATAATCCTCATGATGATGAAACAAAGTTCAATATGATTATGTTAATGCGCTTGACAGCAGAAGCGGTATCAGTTATTGAGGAGGATCAAGACTTTGAGGACTACCTTGCATCACGTATTGATGAGGAAGAAGAAGACAAAGCATACACAGATAATGTAATAACATTATTCACGCCAACTAAAGGATCAGCGTAATGGCTAAATGGGCAGAGACACCACACGTAACTAAAGATGATGTCAATACACCTGAGCATTACTCTAGTGGTACTATTGAATGTGTTGACTACCTGTATGACAACATGCCTATTGATGCATTCATTGGTGGCTTAGAGTGGAACATAAAGAAGTATATGCATAGGTGGCGATACAAGACTAAGCCAGTGCAGGACTTGAAGAAAGCACGATGGTACTTAGATAAGCTTATTGAAACATTGGATGGTGATGATGAATAAATCTTTTAGTGTATCTTTCATTATGCTGATTGACAAACACAATAACATTCTATCTTCATCAGAGGATACACATGTTGAAGATGTAGCTGACTTAATACAAGATGTTATGTATGATATAGATGACATTAAGATTAGATCATTAGTCGTAAGGGAAGATGGATGACTTGTGAATACAGCACATGGGTTGAGGCTAAGATCATTACGTCAGGTAAAGATAGGTTGATTGAGAATACACTGGGGCTTGTTGGTGAGGCAGGTGAGGTAGCTGAGAAAGTCAAGAAGCTTATACGTGATGAGAATAAGTTCAGCCCTGACGACATAGCTAAGGAGTTAGGAGATGTGATCTTCTATGCTACAGCTTTAGCTAACTACTATGGACATACTCTAACCTCAGTGATAGAGATGAATGTAAATAAATTAGATGGCCGTGTGGCCAGAGGAACCTTGCAAGGAAACGGTGACAACAGATGAACAACTATCTACCTACAGACTATCAATCCTTTATCGCTACATCACGCTATGCACGATGGCTTAACGATGAGAACCGCCGTGAGAATTGGCGTGAGACAGTGGAGCGCTTCATTGCTAACGTAGTGAAGGGCAAAGTTGATGTACGTACAGAGGATGATATCCTATTTGCTATGCTTAACCTAGAGGTTATGCCATCTATGCGTAGCGTTATGACTGCTGGCCCAGCGCTAGAGCGTGACAACACTGCAGGTTATAACTGTAGCTACCTACCAGTGGATGACATCAAGTCATTTGATGAGGCTATGTATATCCTACTATGTGGTACAGGTGTAGGCTTCTCAGTTGAACGTCAGTACATCAGCAAGCTACCTGAGGTGCCTGAGCTATACACTAGTGAAGACATCATCGTAGTACATGACAGTAAAGAAGGCTGGGCTAAAGGATTACGTAAGCTAATCGCTATGCTCTACTCAGGTGAGATTCCTACATGGGATGTGTCTAAGGTACGCCCTGCAGGTGCTAAGCTTAAAGTCTTTGGTGGTCGTGCATCAGGCCCAGCGCCATTGGTTGATCTGTTCAACTTTGTAACTGATAAGTTTAAAGATGCTGAAGGACGTAGGCTCTCAAGCATTGAAGTACATGACATCATGTGTAAGATAGGTGAGGTAGTAGTTGTCGGTGGTGTACGCCGCAGTGCTATGATCTCTCTGTCTAACTTATCTGATGACCGTATGCGTAATGCTAAGTCAGGGGAATGGTGGGATGATCCAGCACAAAATATCAAGAGACAAGGCCAACGTGCCTTAGCTAACAACTCAGTTGCTTACACTGAGAAGCCTGACATGGAAACATTCCTAACTGAGTGGACTTCTTTGGTTAAGTCTAAGTCAGGTGAACGTGGTATCTTCTCCCGTGTAGCAGCTAAGAAGCAAGCAGCTAAGAATGGTAGGCGTAACACAGAGTTTGAGTTCGGGTGCAACCCGTGCAGCGAGATAATTTTACGTCCATACGAATTTTGCAACCTCAGTGAAATTGTAGTACGTGCTACTGATACATATGATGACCTTGAACGTAAGGTTAAGATTGCTACTATCATTGGTACTGTCCAGTCTACACTAACTAACTTTCCC